ATGGTGCTGAAGATTTAGCTATCTATTTACCATCTAATATGTACAGAAACTATATTAGAGCTTTAGGCGGATTCGGTGCATCAGGATTAGGTGCTGCAGGTACAAACGCTCAAGGTACTCAATGGTACAATACGGGTAATGCATTATCTTTCGATGGAATTCAAGTAGTTAACGCTCCTGGACTTTCTGATAACGATGCAGTAGCTGCTCAAAAATCAAACTTATTCTTTGGAACTGGACTTATGTCAGATCAAAACGAAGTAAAAGTAATTGATATGGCAGATCTAGATGGATCTCAAAACGTAAGAGTAGTAATGAGATTTACAGCAGGTATTCAGCACGCAATCGGTGGTGATATTGTATTATACGCTACAGCGTAATTAAAATAATAGTATAACTTAAAAAGGGTAGGTGGCATTATACTACCTACCTTTTTTTTTAAAATAAAATAAATTATGGCTTGTTCATTAACTACAGGAAGACAGTTACCTTGTAAAGAATCAGTTGGAGGTTTAAGTAAAGTGTATTTCGCAGATTACGGTACTTTAGGTACTGCAACAATATCTGCAGGTAATATATCAGCTTTATCGGGAACTCCATCTTTTTTTGAATACGATTTAAAAGGTGCGACTAGCTCTTTAACAACAAATATTATTAGCTCTAGAGATACAGGTACAACAGTATATGAATCTACATTAGAGTTAACGTTTACACATCTAGACGTGGCAACTCAAGAAGAAATTAAACTTCTAGCAGCTGCAAGACCACACGTTGTGATAAAAGACAACAATGCAGTACAAGCAGGTTCAATGGATCCTGATACAGTAGATGCTAATTATTTAATGATCGGTTTCCATCAAGGGGCTGAAGTTACAGCAGGAACTATTGTTAGTGGTGCAGCATATGCAGACTTGAGTGGATTTACGTTGACGTTTACAGCTACAGAAGTAATACCTCCGTTATTTATAACAGGAACGGTAGTTACTGCGCTAGCAAGTGCAACACAAATTAATCCAACTTCATAACAGTTTTTTGTTTTTGTGTGTTTTAAAAGGGGGGTTTTTAACTTCCCTTTTTTATTATATAAAAAATCTATTTTTTTTTATTATATATGTATGAAGATTTTAACAACTAGTACTTCAGCACAAACTATAACCTTTGCACCGAGATCTTATCCGTCAGCGGTTATACTATCTTTAAGAGATACTAGTACTAACACAACAACAAGAACTGAAAACGTTTCACTTACAAAGACAAACGATAAAGCATCAATATCTACAACTTTTAGTTTAAAAGAAGGTAGGTTTTATGATTTAAGTATTTTAGAAGGTGTAGGCGCTTTATGGAATACATACACGACACAATGGCAACTTGCAACAGATAACTGGGAAAATATAACTACAAGTGAAGAATCTATATATTTAGATAAAATATTTTGTACAGATCAAACAGTAAATCAAGCAGATAATGACTATTATACAATTAATAGCGGACAATACACACAAACAACAAGTTATCCTGATGATGACTATATAATAATAAACTAATGAGTAATATCAGAGTAGTAAATTTAAGCACGTACACAGCTCCTAAAATAACAGAGCAAAAAAATAAAGATTTTGTATCTTATGGTGAGGATAATAATTATTATCAATATCTAATAGACCAATATCAAGGTAGTCCAACTAATAATGCAATTATTAATGGAATTACTGAAATGATATATGGTAAAGGTTTAAGCGCAACTAACAGCGATAAAAAACCTATGGAGTATGCCGAAGCGGTTACTTTATTTAGTAAAGATGAAATTAAAAAAATATGTTCTGACTTTTATTTATTAGGTCAAGCTACATTACAAATATATTACAATGTAGATCGTAGTAAAATAGTTAAAGTAGAACATTTTCCTGTACAAACGTTACGTGCAGAAAAAGCAGACAAGAAAGGTGATATAAAAGGATATTATTATTTTCACGATTGGAGTAAATACACAAACAGAGACAAACTAACTAGAATACCAGCATTTGGTAGCGGTAATAATGCAATAGAAATACTTTGTATAAAACCATATAGAGCTGGATATTTTTATTATACACCAGTTACTTATCAAGGTGCTTTACCTTATTGTGAGCTAGAATCAGAAGTAGCTAACTATCACATTAATAATATACAAAATGGAATGGCACCTAGTATGTTAATTAATTTTAACAATGGTACACCTGACGAAGAAAGCAGAGAATTAATAGAAAGAAGAATATATGATAAGTTTAGTGGCAGTAGTAATGCGGGTAAATTTATATTAGCATTTAACGATAATCAAGAAAGCGCAGCTACTATAGATCCAGTACAATTATCAGACGCACATAACCAATATCAATTTTTAAGTGACGAAGCTACCAATAAAATATTAGTAGGGCATAGATTATCATCACCTTTATTATTAGGTATTAGAACACAAAATAATGGTTTAGGTAGTAATGCTGATGAATTAAAACAAGCTAGTATATTATTTGACAATATGGTTATTAGAGTACAACAAGAATATATATTAGATGCTTTAGATACTATTTTAGCATTTAATAACATATCATTAAACTTATACTTTAAAACATTACAACCTTTAGAGTTTACAGATTTAGAAGGTAATATTGTAGATGATGAAACTAGAGAAGAAGAAACAGGTGTAGATTTAGAAAATAAAAAAGAACTATCTAGTGATAAAACTGCATTACAAGAATTAATTGATTTAGGCGAAGAAGAAGATTTAGATAATTGGGAACTTATTGAATCAGCACCAGTAGATTATGATAATGATGATAAGCTAAACGAAAAATTAGAGTTAGCATCTACAGGTAGCGCAAGACCAAACGCTAAAAGCGATCAAGACGGTGAGAATAAAGAAGGTTTCAAATATAAAGTAAGATACCAATACGCACCTTTAAAAGCAGACGGAAACAGTAGAGATTTTTGTTCTAATATGGTTTCTGCAAAAAAGATATATCGTAAAGAAGATATTTTACAAATGAGTTCTAAAGCTGTTAATCCAGGATGGGGTGAAGGTGGTGCTAATACTTATGATATATGGTTATATAAAGGTGGAGGATCTTGTAGACATTATTGGGAACGTAGGGTATATATGGCAAAAACTGTAACACCTGATGCAAAAAATCCAAGATCTGAAATAAGTGTTAATAAAGCTAAGAAACAAGGGTTTGTTCCTGAAACTAATAACAAAAAAGTTGCAGAAAGACCTAGAGATATGAAAAACAGAGGGTTTAAAAAGAAAAAAGATTTTACAACACCGAAAGGTAAAGCATTTTAAAAATGGCACAAGTATTATTTATAAAAGTACAGGATTTAAAAAAGAATACAATACTAGATGGTAATGTAGATGTAGATAAATTATTGCCTTATATAAAATTAGCACAAGAAATACATATACAAAATTTCTTAGGTACTAAACTATATGAAGCAATAGAAACTAAAATTACAGATGATACTTTAACTGGTAATTATTTAACATTAGTAAACAGTTATATACAACCAGCATTAATACATTTTGCAATGATGGATTATTTACCATTTGCAGCATATCAAGTTAAAAATGCAGGTGTATTTAAACATATAAGTGAAAACGCAGAAAGTGTAACAAAAAATGAAGTAGATTATCTAGTAAATAAAGAAAGAGAGTTTGCAGAGTATTATATAAGAAGAATGATTGATTATTTAAGTTTTAACAATAATAATTTTCCTGAATATAATCAAAATTCAAATGATGATGTATATCCAGATAAAGATAATTTATTTAATAGTTGGGTATTATGAAAAGATATAAAATAAAAAACAAAAATATAGTAAAATTAAAAAAGTATATAAATAATAAATTAAAGAAAAATGGCGACATTAACTGGAAATTCAATAAGTAGCACTTATACATCGCTGTTAAAGGTAGGTGATAACGGAACTTTAGCTGCATCTTTACAAGCCATCACAGATGGAGCTGGTAATGCAAGTGGTTTAAGTATGAATACTGGCGGTGATTTAACTGCTATTGGTACTGTAACTGCTAATGCTTTTAGTGGACCTTTAACTGGAAACGTAACAGGGAATTTAACAGGTAATGTTACAGGTAATGTTACAGGTAATTTAACTGGAAATGTTACAGGAAATGTAACGGGAGATGTAACTGGAAATGCAGATACGGCAACAGCATTAGAAACAGCAAGAACAATAGCAGGCGTTAGTTTTGATGGTA